CTGTCTATCTTCCATCAGTCTTCTTCCTCCGGTTCTCCTATCAGTGCCGTTGGCGGTTTTCTCTTGTCCATAAAATTTGAATACCACGCAGCCTTTTTCAACATTCGCTTTTCTTCGTCTGTCCTCTCCGGCGCTTCTACGTCGTTTTCTTTATAGCAGCGTGCCGTTTCGTCTGGGTATAGGTCGTTGCCGCACCTAAACGCCACCAAGAACGCTTCCAGTTCTCTTTTCAATTCCTCTTTGTAGAAATTGTAAAGCAGTGTTATTTCTGCCGCTTCAATCTCTGTGCAGTCACAACCACGCTTCTTCCTGCGGCTGTATTTTCCAGTGTATATGTGGTAACTTGCGTCACCCGTCACCTTGTAGAAAATCCAGCGCAGTACCCTTTCTTCCAATTCGTCTGCATATCCGAACCAGTGAAGCGTCACTGCGTCCAGCATTATTTCTTCGTCTTCCAGTTCGTATCTGGCTTTTAAGTCCTCATACATTCGCATTGCGGTTTCTTTTTCACCGCCCACGCCACGTTCTGCAAGGGCTTTTATTTTCTTTAGCTTTGCAGCTATCTTGTCACGTTGTATCTGGTCCATGTCTTTTACCTCACATACTGCCACGACTGCGGCGCCCGTTTTATTCCCAGTGTTTCAAGCGTCAGTGGCTTTTCATACTCTCTGACCGTGGAAACTTCCCAGCCATACACCTTGTTTCTGCTCCCTGCTGCATAATTGTGAATATCATGTGCAGGAACCTTGCTTTTTCTCTCTGCTTCTTCAAAGTTCTTGATTTCCAGAACTTCCGGGCAGATAAATTCACCAACTATTCCCACGCCGCCCGTGACGTACACCAGCACCCGGAACGGCGCTTTGCATTGTGGCTTTGCCTTCCGCAGTTCCAGAACCTTTTCACCTGCTGCCATCTTCTGCCACCACTTCTGGTGTAGTGATAATATGACCACTGGCATTTTTTCTGCTTCTTCCATGCTCTTTACCTCTCAAACTCGCTCTTTAGTTCAATTCTGATATACAGAATGTGTTGTAGGTCTTCCACCCGGTATTGTGTGAATTGCTCAACTGGCACGTGCTCCGGCAGGCTGTCTGTTTTCGCCCAGTCCCACATTTGTTCCGTGGCTCTGTATGTTTCCATACCCAGTCCCATTTTCTTAATGCGTCGCTGCGGGTTCAATGCTCCATGCACTGCGTTTGCAGCATATCCACGGTATACAACCTGTCCGGCTGCGTTATATATCACCACTCTGTCGCTGGGCGTCAGCTTGTCCAGAATGTCGCCCAGTCTGATTTCGTTTTCCATCACCATTCGCCCCTCATTCTTCTTTCAATTCTTTCTTTCGCCTGCTGCACCTCTCTTGAATACTCTGTTTCTGTCAACCCTTTGTTCCATACGTGTTCATAAGCACCAGCAACGCCGTAGTTGTAGGCTGTCAGCACTTCTGCTTCCGTGCCGAACCTCTCTTGCAATTCTGCCAGATAATCTACACCAACCATGATGTTAAAATAAGGGTTTTCCACATTGTCCACATTCAGTCTGTGCATACGTTCTTCATGCCATTTTGCCAATACCTGCATATATCCGGTTGAACCCTCACTGCTGGTTGCGTCCCATCTGTACCCGCTTTCTGTTTCAATGATTGCCAGTACCAGTGCATAGTCAACGCCGTTCTGCTTGCAAATTATGTATGTGAATTGCTGCATACATTCCGGGAAGTACCCGCCTTGGTCTGCGTAGTCCTCCGGCACTTCATATCTTGTCCAGCCCTCTAATTCCTCACCGGACCAGTCAAGTGACATAAGGTTGAACGGGTACGGCTCCTGCTGCACTGCTTCCGTGGTCGGCGGTGTCGGTTCCGGTTCTTTGGTATTTTCCGGCAGGCTGTTTGCAGCTGGCTTTACTGCTGTCTCTACTGTAAACACAATCACAACCACTGCCAGCAGTCCTGCTGCAATGTAATTGCCGTATGCCTTAATTGCCCTTTTTATCCTCTTTCGCCTTAATATGCGGCGTATCTGCGGTGTTCTTCCTCTCACGCTTCTTTCCTCCTGTTCTACCTTTTGGCTTTTCCTTTTTCCACATTTTCAAGTAGATATGCCACCCTGTCTGCTCATAGTAGACGGGTTCGCAAGATACAATGTTGTAATTGCTGTATATCTTTCTGAACTCTTCCAGCCCTCCGTCTGGTGACTTTGCCAGCTGTTCCACTTTGCGTTTGCTGTATTTAAAATCATTGCACTTTTCTTCCGGTGCCGTCAGATTTCGGCTGTACTTCCAGTGGTTCTGGTCACGCTGCTGCTTCTCCCCTCCGTCCTCTCTGGTTACTTCCGGGCGGTCAAGGTTCCTGCTGCTGGAATAGCGTTTCTTGCCTTGCGGGTCCTTGACAATGTATTTGCAAAGACCCTCTATGCCGTTTTCATTCATTTGCAGGCGGTCTGCATTTACCCAGCCCAGCTGCTTTATACTGGCTCTGTATTCCGGGTCACTGGTCTTCTTCCAGTTGATACGGTCTTTTGTCCACATTAGTTCCACGTCGTCACGGTCAAGTCCACCATTCATAATGATGTGGTGATGTATACGCTTTAGGCACTGCCCGTCCTTGCTGTATTTGTATTCTGTTACCAGTATGTATTTAAGGGGTTCAAGCCCCAGTTTATTTCTGCGGTACGCTATGCGGCGCAGGTAGTTCGTCACTATCTTTTCTGCTTCTTCGACTGTTTCCGGCAGGTTCTCTGCGTCATAGGTGCATGACGTGTGCAGGTCCCCTATATGGAAGTTGCCATTTCCCAGCTGCACCAGATACCGTTTGGCGTTCTTGTCGTTAAGGTCTTTTTGCTTTGGGGCGTTGCTCTTTCTCTTTCTGCCCCTCTTCCCTCTGGTTGCCTGCTCTGCTGCTTCTGTTCGTGGTATTATGTCCACTTCTCTATAATTGGCACAGTCTGTCTTCTTCTCTCTGATAAACACCACTGCACTTCCTTTTCTGTCTGATACCTTTTTCAGCGTATAAGGGTACACCAGAAGTGGGGTGGTTCTATCCTCCATCAATCCTGTTTATTATCCATACAGCGTATATATAAATTTATATATTTCGTAGGAATGTTAATACCCCATACAAGCCCGTTTAGCAGGGATAAAACCCGCTATTTTCAAGGACTTTTCAGCCCTAAAATGTTTGACTTGTAACCGCCAATATGGTATAATAAACATGTATTGAATTATTAACATATTGACTTTTGAAAAGCCTTTGATTTTGTGTTTGCGGCACATCTTCAAAGGCTTTTTGCGTTGCCTTTTTATAACGCTCTGTACAACTCTTTGCGGCTCTCACCGCACCAGATTTTCTTCCCGTCTTCCGTCTGGACTGTCACTATTCCGTCTTGAAATCTGTACCCCGGATAAATCTTGCCACGGTGCCATTTTCCGTTGTGGTAAATCTCCGCTGGCTGTCCGGCTACATAAGGAAAGTTATCTAAACTCATTCTTCCTGCCCTCCTGCGTGTGCTGCCGCACTCGCTTTCAGTAAATCAGTTACCAGTTCCCAGCTTTCCAAAAACAAAGCGGAACGCAAGGACACATAGTTGTAGACGAGAGAACGGGCGCTGCCCAAGTCCAGCGCACCAGCACCACCGAAGGAAGTGTTGGCGAAACTCGAACCCCGGCGAGGCACGGCTTCTTCAAGCTCGCTGTCTGCCCAAAGTCCAGCTGTTTCATGCTTCCAGTCATGCGGTACAATTCCCAGCTTGTACGCAATTTCCGGCACTTCGTCCAGTTCTTCCAGCTGCAAGTCTGCCATGTGGCAGCCCTCCCAGTTTTCTTCGATTTCTTCCGCAACGGACATTACCACATCACCAGCACTGTTGCCGTACAGCTTCAACGGTCTGCCGTTCACCTCTGCAACGGTCCAGTCTGGCTTCTCTGTGTAGCCCTCAACTGCTGCGTCGTTGTTCGGCGTGTATTCCACAACGCCTTTGTGCAGACGCAAGCCCGTGACCCATTCCCAGAAATTACCGCAAAGACCAAACACGCCGTCTGCTGTTCCGTCATGGGACCATGTGAGGGGGTCGCACCCGGTCAGCGTGCGTCCGGCGCTGTCGTATCTCACGCCGCTTTCCTGCTCATTCTTTGAGTTGCTGCCGTAGTTTGTATTACCGCCGATTGTGTACCCCAGTTCCTCTGCTTCATGCAGTAGATAGACAAACTCTGTATTTGTCATAAGGTGCCAGCCCTTGCCTTTTCTTCCGCAGGCTGCCGCCGCTTCATCATAACTGATAGTGTGTTTTGGCTGCTGGTAAGGTAAGGACGCCGGGACGCCCTTAATCATGGTGTTGGTGAACTGCGACACCAGAACCGCAGGAACAATCTTGTTTCTGATTTTGAACAGTTCCGGCACGTCCTCCGGCTCATAGGTCCCCGGCTCCATATAAAACATGGTCATGTAGTTTGGCAGTCCTGCACTGTCCATGACAATGACTGCTTTTTTCTTCACAAATTCTTTCATTTTGTGGCTTTCCTCCTTGTATCTGGTATGATTTTTATTTGAACAGCCTTGCTGCTATTCACTGCTATTGACTTTTGAAAAACCTTTGTTTCTGCTGCTGCCCGGCGCTCACGCTGACTGCTTTTCTTTCTTCTCCGGCTCTGGCTGTGTCACTGTCACGGTGACTTTCACGCCCTCCCGCTGGGATATAATCAGCGCCAGCGTTTCAAAAAAGCGCTGGGCATTGAATGTTCCTTGTACTTCCATTCCTGCGCCCTCCTTTATACGGACTGCGGCGCAATTTTCTGTGCCATGCCCTTTGCAAATCTTATGCCCTGCATGAACACCAGAAAGTCTTTCTTTTCCTGCGGTTCAAGTTCCCCCAGAAAAGCCATGACCTCTGTTGCTTCCTGCTGGTTTTCAGTTGCAATCATGGTTTCCATGTTTTTAACTTCTGTCATGGTCTGTTCCTCCTTTCATGCTGTGTGGTTTCGCAAGCGGTAAACGCTTCTGTTGTAGCGGTTACTGCTTGTTTAACTATATATTATAGCGGTTACTGCTATTTGTCAACCCTTTTTCCGTTTTTAATATTGACTTTTTTAGCGGTTACTGCTATTCTTTAAACATAAAAGAAAGGCGGTGAAGTCAAATGACTATCAATGAACGTGTGAAGCATTTTAGAAAAGATGTTTTGCACATCAGCCAGACTGAATTTGCAGTAAGTCTGGGAATGAAGCAAACTGGCGTCAGCTACATGGAACGGGACGGCTCAACCGTCACTGACCAGACAATCAAGGCAATCTGTCTTCTTTATAATGTGAATGAAGAATGGTTGCGCACTGGTTCTGGTGAAATGTATATACAGCCGGACACATTCAGCCTTGACGACTTCGTGAAGTCTAAAGGTGCCACGGGTCTTGAATTGGAAATCATAAAGACGTACTTTGAACTTGACCCAGAAATTAGAAGAACTGCCGTGGAATTTTTCAAACGCAGGCTTGTTGCTGCTGTTACTGCGGACCCTGCATTGTTAGTTCCAGACAATCCAGAAGATTTAGAAGCCCAGTGCCCGCCCGTTGACACTGGCAGTGTTTCCGGGACAGACGCCGGGTGATAACGCACCCAGCGTCCCCCGCTATTTACAAATTATAAGTTGCGTTGCTCCATTGAAATCTAAATTATAATAAATAGTGTTTATGCTGCTGTAATAGATTGCGTACACTCTGCAATCATACCAGTATATATATTTTTTTATCATGTGTGACCACCTTTCCAGCGTGGCAAGGCTGGGCGCACTCACTATTATAATTTCTATGTTTTTGTGGATATTCGCAAGAAAGGTGGTTTTATATGGGTTTACGTTTCAGAAAAAGCGTGAAAATTGCCCCCGGCGTCCGTCTTAACATCAGCAAGAAAAGCGTTGGTATAAGTGCAGGCGTCAAGGGGTATCGTAAAAGTATAAACAGCAGCGGCAGGGTCACAACCAGCATAGGGGTTCCCGGCACTGGTGTTTCTTACGTTAAGACCGAGAATTTGAAAAGCAAAAAGAAAAAGACAGTCAGCAGCCGTGTTTCTTCCACTGCTGCCGCCGCCAGTTCCTCTGCTTCCTCTCCTGCTGCCGCTCCTGCTCCTGCTAAAGTTCAGAAAGCAGCTGCGCAGCCAAAAGAGAAGCCGCCAAAGACCACGGCAGTTTTGCAGGAAAGACCAGACGCCAGCTTTGTTGTGTTTGGCGTCGTTGCTCTGGCTGGTGCCGTGTTCCTCTTTGCTTCTTCTCATGTTATTTTTTCAGTTGTTGCCGCCCTGTTCGGTATCTTCTGTCTGTATAGCTTTATACACATAAAGCGACACCCGGAAGACCCACGATACATCACGAAAGAACAGCTGACACGCTGGGGGCAGCTGGTACACTCCGACGCAAAGACCGTTTCCCAGCTGCAAAAAGCGTCCGTTCCTGTTCTGGTGGATTTAAAGAAGCGTGCTGCGTGGCATTATGAGCAGGTTTCTTCCGTTGGCTTCGGTCCAGACGTTTCATACTACGGTCAAGCCTTGATTGACGTACAAAATCAGATTGTTGCTTTATCTGAATTTGTCATGCTGCAAGGTGATAACCCTAAACAGGATTTAGAAAACTATTCTTCTTTTGTAAGTCAGAAAATAACAGCCTTTACAGACGACATTCTGAAAGACTAATAAAACAAAATGCCCCGGTCGTGCTGGGAACACTTCCGGGGCGTGCAAAGATATGTCATACCAGATACAACAATACCGTCTGCAATTTTGATTATATCACCAGCAGGCGGGAAATGAAAGGAAATGCAGGTGATACAATAGTGAAAAAGATTGATTTAAGCCCGGAACTTGTCCGGGTTGCTTTATATATAAGGGTTTCCGGGGAAGAACAGAAAATAAAAGGTCTGTCACTGGAAGCCCAGCAAGAACGACTGGAAGCATACGCAAGGGAACGTGGCTGGGTCATTGTTGGAATTTACATTGACGCTGCCAAGACCGCCAGAAAGAACATTCATAAAAGAACCGACTTTCAACGCATGATGGACAGTGTGAAGCGTGATGAAGTGGATATTCTGCTTTTCTGCCGCCTTGACCGCTGGTTTCGTTCCGTGGCAGATTATTATAAAATCATGGAAGTTCTGGAAGCGCACAACTGCGACTGGAAAACCACTGATGAAGAATATGACACCACAACCGCAAACGGGCGTCTGTATATTAACGTGAAGCTGTCCATTGCCCAGAATGAAGCGGATATTGACGGGGAACGAATAGACGTTGTATTTGACAGTAAGATTGCCCACGGCACCGTTGTTTCCGGCTCTGCTCCCTTTGGCTTCCGTGTTAATGAGGAAAAGCGGCTGGAAGTTGTGCCAGAAGACGCAGCCATTGTGCAAGACGCTTTCAACTACTTTGAAACTTCGATTTCCCAGCGTGCTACTGTCCGCTATATCCGGGAAACCTACGGCGTGAACTGGTGTGACGCCACTTTCCGGCGTATGCTGAAAGAAAAGCTGTATACTGGGGTGTATGACCGGGGCGGCAGGTTCAATGACCATTTCTGCCCGGCAATCATCAGCAAGCAGCAGTTTGACCGTGTGCAAGCGCTTCTGGAACGCAACGCACGTTCTGTTCCGTCTGGCAAGGTATATATTTTCACTTCCATTCTGACTTGCGCTGAATGTGGGCATAAACTGGTCGGGTACAAGTCAAGTGATTATTATTATTACCGCTGCAACCAGCATTTCCAGCGTGGGCGCTGCTCTCATAATCATTCAGCCCGTGAAGACGTCGTGGAAAAGTGGCTGTTTGAACATCTGGTAGAGGAACTGGAACGCTGCCAGCTGGAATGGGAAGTTGCCGCAGCCAAAAAGAAAGCGTCCGTTGCCCGCACTGATAAAGCAGCACTGAAACGGAAGCTGACCAAGTTAAAAGAATTATATGTGAATGACTTAATAGACATTGAGGACTACAAAAGGGACTATCAAATATATACTGCTGCACTTAAACAGATACCGGAACCCAGCATTGAACCGCCGCCAGACTTCGCAGCCGTCCGCAGGCTCCTTGATAATGATTTCAAAACAATTTATGAGAATTTGACCCGTGAAGAAAAACGCACGCTTTGGCGTTCTGTCATTAAAGAAATTAGAATTGATAATGACCAGAATATCACGGGTGTTGTTTTTGGGTAGTGTTGTACTAATGTGACACTACCCGTGGGCTGTGTTAAGTTAGTACAAAATAGAAGACCCCAGCAAGGCTGCTGCCTGCCGGGGTCTTCTTTATTTTTATTTTGTCTTGTGCAGTTCTGGTGGGTGTTTTCTCCCATCTATCCACCCGGACAGTTTTTGCCCGCACTTCGGGCAGTTTTCCGGCTGTCCCGTGTAGTCATCAATCCAGTTCCCGCACGTCGGACAAAATACACCCTCTATTGCTTTGTCTGGGTTCCATATCGCAGGTTTGCTTTCTTTCATCTGCTTTTCCTCCGTATTGACTTTATATGATTGTAACATACTTTCTGGCTAATTCCCAAACCGCTTCATAGTCCTGCTGCTCTTTATATTCTCTGTTCCACGCTTCTGCTTTTTCCTGTTGTCCTGCTCTTTGTAATGCCTTATTCACTCTTGAAACAAGCATAAACACATTGTCGCCGTAATATTCCGACACTTCGCACACTGGCTTTTCTAATACGCCCGGAAGAACTGCCACGCTTCCATCATTCAACACCACCCAATCACAATTTGTGTCATTCAATATGCTTTCTTCCGCAACATTTGTGTGTTGTGGGTATCTCTCACAAAATGCGCTGATTGCATTTTCCATATTGTCAATTATGGTGTACCCCTCTTTTTCAAAATATTCTTTCTGGTACTCTTTCATTGTCTGCACCATTTGTACTACCTCCGTATTGAATTATATTGACCTTGCCACATTTTCTTGCTATTATATCTATATAAACAGTTTGGGGCTTTGGTGGCAAGCCCGCCGCCCCTCTGTTTGTACCCTGTCGGCTATTCTGCCGACTTTTCTTTTTTCTGGTCTTCTGTAAGTTCCTTTACCTTTGCTTTCGCTTCGTCAAGGTCTTTGCAGCCGTCCAAAATCATTTCAACCATTTTCAAGATTTTTTCAAACTGTTTATCTGTCATATTGTCTGCCATGTTTTCTCCTTTCTCTTGCCGTATTCGTTAAAGTATTGTTGCTTCTTTAACTATCTTTATTATATACTTACGGAAGTATAAAGTCAATAGTTTTTCACAGTTTTTCAGAATTATTTTGCACTGCTCTCATATAATCTGCCAGCGTATATTCCTTGCTACTGATAAAATACCTGTTTGCCCCGTACCCTTGTACTTCTTCCAGTGTCAGTGCTTTTTCCCCTTTATATATAAAGTTGTATATATTAGCAATCCCGTTTTTCGTCTGTCTATCGTTCATTACTTCAAGCCAGCCGTCTTCCTGCTTTGGCGTGTCGTTCCCAACTATCATGTGCCAGCAGTTTTCAATCACCTTGTTTCTGGTTTCCAGATAATTTTCTGCTATCCTCTTCACTGGCTCTATAATCATTCTTTCTGCCACGTCAATTCCTCCCCGGTGTCCCGCTGGTACTTCTCTTTTACCGCTTCCACAACATAGTTGTTTTGTGATGAATAGCCCTGTTCTTTTGCAATCTCTTTTATGCGTGCTTTCATTCCTTTTGGCACTGCAAGTTCCATGCGGTCATAATTGCTGTCACGGTATTTATTTTTTGCTGCCGTGGCTGCTGGTCCTCTGGGTATGGTCTTCTTTTCTGTTGTATCTGGCATTTTCTGCACCTCCTATGGTTTTTAATCAGTATATCACACTTTGTTTTCTTACGGAAGTATACATTTTATACAATCTTACGGAAGTATATTTGTTTATTTTGCCCATTGTTTTTATACTTCCGTAAGTATATAATAAAGACAGTTAAAGAAGTACAGAACACGGAGGGCAAAGCAATGACAATTAAACTTCAAGGAATATACAATCAGCAGGCAGCAAAGGCAGTCAAGGAATTAAAGACCGGGGACGTTATCGTTTGGAACTATGGATATACAAGCACGGTTGTTGACCTTATCCCAAGTAAGACCGGAAAGACAATCACTTGTATGCTGAAAAGCAATCAAGATGGTGTTATTCGTGAAAGAAAGATGGGTGCAGAAAGACTGGTTGCTATTGCATAGCAGCCAGCCAGAAAGAAAGGTGATAATATATGGGAAAATCTTATAATAGACGTTTCAGAAAGAACGGGCTTTCGTTCATTGTGCAGGACACGCACCCGGCAGACCGGAAAAGTGATACTGATAAATACTATCTGACAGTAAACAAAGACGGCATATACAAGATTGTGTATGACAATATTACATGGGAAATACCAAAGTTTCCAACTATACACGCAGCCCAGTTCTGGGCGCTTACCAGTTCTGATTTTATCGGCACAATGTAGGGGGTGTGAATATGTCTGATATAATTACTTGTAGCAAGTGCAATGGTTCCAGTAAATTCATTTACAAATCCGTCATGACTGGTCCTTGCTACCAGTGTAACGGCAAAGGTTCTGTGAAGCGCATTGCTCACAAATCCTTTGCAATATCCATTATGAACAATGATGGTGTCCGCATTGACTGGCTGCACATAAGCGCCAGAAGCCAAAATGAAGCCGTCAGAAAAGCCCGTGCGACTGCTGCCCGTGGCTGCTATAAAGACCAGCTGGACACAATCACTGCAACTGAAAGCGGGATTGAGTACACATATAAAACAATATAACGCCGTATTTGCCCCGTAAACGCAAAAAGACCGCAGGTGGTGTATTTCTCCACTTGCGGTCTTTCTCTCTTATTCTGGCTTATTCAGCAAAGCGTCAGCGGTATTATTTGAGGTCTGCCAGTGTGTTTCCCTCTTCATCAACAATCTTTGTGACTTCTGCCGCCATTTTCTCTGCTTCTTCCTTTGTTACGCTCCCGGTAATGTTCCCGGCTGCGTCGTAAAGGTTCACTGTGCCGTCTGCGTTGGTTTCCGTGGCGCCCTCCGGCACATTGTCTGTGGCAATAGCCACTTTTTCTGTGGTTGTCACTGGTGCCGTGGTGTTAATCACTACTGTTGCAGCTGGTGTGGCTGTGAGTGCTTCCAGCGGTTCTGCTGTGCTTTCTTTTTCT